TATATGCTTTCTGGGTTTCTGCAGGAGCCCCATCTTCCAGCAGACTTACAAAGATGGGATTATCTTCTGCTGTAACACCTTCTACCTCAACTGTCTGGCTATACGGAGCTGTATCTCCCGTCCAGCCGCTTGCTGTAAGAGTGACATTAGCAGGTTCACCATTTATACGGTTGATAGCTTTGTTTGTGGAATTGATATCGTTTGCTCCAAAGGGATCCCCTTCCTGCGTATAGACTGTTTCATCTGTAATACCGGAAGTCCCATCGGCATTCGATGTGATCTTATATTTCCGTGCGCCATCATACATGGCATCTTTATAATCCGTTTTTAACATATCTCTCCTCCGTTTAGGGTAAATGCAAGCTTACGCCTCCCTGTGATCCGGCTCTGGATATTACTGTACATCAGTCTGCAGGCCTCTTCGATACGGTTCAGTTCCTTCCAGTCAATAAAAAGCTGGTTCTCGTAAAACGTCTTCCGTTCACCTACCTTAAAAGGGAACACACCTACACAGATATGTTCCACATTGGCTTCAAACCGGTTGATCTCATCTGCATAAAAGCCATAATCCGTATAGGCTTTATCCCCGCCCATATCTTCAAACGTAAAATCCGGCCACAGGATAAGCGCCTGACGCCGGATCTCATTCAGATTTCCTTTTATGCGGTTATAATCCTTGATATTAAAATAATCACTGGCCTGCCAGTCTGTTTTTGGCTGTTGCCACATTGCTCATATCCCTCCTTGCCTTTAGGGTGCCGGACAATGCCCCATTAAACTTCAATGTATGTTCATATATCCGCAGCAGCAGATCTGGAACGTATTTATTTTCCAGGAATGCAATATCATTTGCATCAATACGCGGCTCTCCACGATATTCCAAATCATATTCCCGGTCGGAACGCAGATAATCTCCTATCCATTCAGCAAGATCTGACGCATGCTTTAACGTAGATACAAGCGGATTTTCCCACGTTTCAACAGTCCCTGTGGGATTTAACTGTCTGGTCACAAGCGCCTGTGTTACATTGTATTCATATCCATTTATGGTCACTTCCGTATCTGCTCCACCGGCAACCTCTACCGTAACGTAATATGCACTGCTATCAATGATCTGGACATTTGTGCCACCAGCTGCATCTACTTCATAATCATAAGCCGCTGCATTAAGATAAAATGTATGCCTGGTTTCATCTGCCAGTACAGTTTCCTTGACCAGTTGCCTTTTCTCAGTTCCTGATGCATAGATCGTCCTGGTCATCTGCAGTTCACGGACTTTTGCCAGCTGGGTGCCTTTGGGAGTTTTTTTCAGTTCTTTGCCATAAGACAGTTCATAATCAGTACCGTCCCCAAATGTGATCTGTTTCAGGTTTACCCTGTTAAACGGTACTCCCTTTGAAAATTCAATCTGCAGCTTATCAAATTCCGGGAATTCATGATTGACCACAGTAACTTCAGAAAGAGAAGATATTTTATACTCTTCCACCAGTTCCTCTCCCAAATAGGAACGGAATACCATACCAGACGGATGATTACCTCCAAATTCCAATGTAAGGCCAAAGCACTTGTACCGCGCTTCCAGAACGATAGTCACCAATGGATCTTCTGTAAATGTCCCATCTTCATCCGCTACTGCTTCCGATACATATCCCACATCCAGATAGTTTTTATCCTGATATGGCAAAAAGAACTGTACAGCTGATGCTTCTGTGTGATCCTTTTCCGGTGTGGCATAAGTGCTTTTTTCTGTTGCATCCAGTACTGAAGCCGTATTAGAAAAGTAAGTTTCATTTGCTGAACTTGCCTGCATGTCCGGTATAAAACTGGACTTCATAAATATATTTCCATTCCGGTCCTGGTAAAGAATACAGCGTCCGGCATTTGCGATCAGCTGCAGTGCTTCTTTATGGGATACTACTGGCATTGGATTATAAACCATAACATCTTTTAGATAATTATCAAGCCAATAGGTACGGCTGTCTATTCCGGCATCGCCAAAGACATCAACTGCAAGATCATACAGGCTTATTCCATCAGGATAATATTTTCCGCGGCGGTAAGTTCCATCCATGCCATCAAAACGATCCGTAGCAGTAAAACTCATTTCTTCATCATCTGCAGACCATTCCCGCAGATATACCGTGGTACCGGGCATCCACTCCACATTTCCATCATCCAACTCCTGACCGTAAATTACATTGATCTCCTGGCCATTTTCCAGGAAATTTACCGTACTCTCTTCATTTTCAATGTCATATGCACGGTTTTTATTATCAATGGTTATGTTCAGATCAATGGATGGCAGATCTTCCATAACAGGACTGATCCGCTCTTTCTTTGTGGCTGACAATATCTTCTGGTTATCAAAGTAGATACCGATTCCCATCGTGATACGGTGGATCCGCAGCCGGCTTTGCCCATTGACCATATCCTTTGGCACAAACCGGAGAAATGTTGCACCAGGAAAGATCTCTTCCGTCACAAAATGCCCTGTATCATTCCCTGTGATCTCAACCGTATGTTCATCTGATACAATGGAAAAATCCACAGGATACGCTTTGCCAAATTCTACTGTGAGACCTTTTATATCGTGCTGCACCGGAAAACGGATCTCAACCTCACCTAAAAGATCATCTGTAATGATCCCCTGGTTAAGGACCGCATCCTGACGTTCCCTTGGCAAAAAATACATACTCCCATCTACGGTACTGTAATCCTGGTCACAGGTTTCATACAGTTCCGAAACCTCATAGTTGTTGAGTGGCCAGGTCAGATTGCTATAATAAGCATATTTCTCCTGGTCAGGTATATAAGCAGATGCCTGGGCCTCCTGATTGATCAGGCCAATACTGACGCGCATATAGGAATGATCACGATACTGCTTTTTCATTTCCTGTTTATATGCATTGCTTACAGCTTGCATTATTCTATCACCCCGCAGTCTATGATGTTGACCTTACAGTCCCGGTACTTTGTAGGAAGCCCTGATCCATTAAATTCGACCGGCGTGGCTGTACGGTTTCCCGGATACATGCGGATCGTCTGGAAACGATTGTTTACCATATCCGGGATCCGGGCGGTCACTACAAATTTGTCAAATTCCTGCAACATAGCTGACCAGGTAGCTGCATCCAGGAATTTCCACTGCAATGCATCGAATTTATATTGATCCCTGCCAACCTTCTGTCCAACAAATTCGCCATTTGCATTTTTTCCGGAACTAACATTGGTTGCAACTACAAGATTTCCACCTACATCAGGAGCCGGGAACTCCCGGCCATTGATCGTTATTACTGCCATTTGTTACCGCCTCCTTACGTTGTCCTTAACGTGTAACCGCTTCTCTTTTCCAGATCCGTCAATTTCTTCTTTACATCTCGGATATCAATGCTCACTGTCAGGTCCATGGCCTCGATCAGATCCACAATGCGCTCCAAAAGTTCCTGGATGCGCACGATACGTGAATCATCCATACCAGTACCATTCTGTGATAACGCCATGGCGCGGCTTACCAGGTTCATAAGCCTGTCATCATCATTTTCATAAACAGCCGCACGGCCTGTTACTGCCAGCGGCGGTGCTGCATTACCTGCTACACTTGACATCATGGATACAAGCGGAGCCATACAGGAACGCATGCCGTTCTGGACTGCCTGGGTAATGCCCTGGGTGATCTGCTGGTTATTGGCAACTGCTGCACGGCCGCCCCAGCTTCCAACCATCTCTGGGATACCGTCTTCACGGGCTACGAACATCTGACCAGATTTAGGGAAGCCACCGGAAGCATGACCTGATACCGGTGAATTGGTACCATAATCCCAATCATCACTGTCATCTGCTTCCTCATCATCTTCTGCATCTTCTTTAGCACTCTTGAAAATACTCTTTGCACCTTCTACAATGCCATCCCAGACACCACCAACAAAATCAGCACAGCCCTGTAGCCATCCGGCAATGGAACCCCAGACGGATTTTAAGCCGTCCCAGAGTTTGTTCATGATGCTCTTTCCGACCTCGATCATTGCATCCGGTTTAAACACTTCTTTGATCTTTTTCCAGATATCTTCAAACCAATCCTTGATAGCGTTCCATTTTTCTTCAATAGTCCTTTTTACACTGTCCCAGATCTCGGAAAGCTTGTCTCTGATCGCTTCGAAAATAGATGTCGCAAGAGCTTTGATCGTATTCCATAGATTAGATGCAAATGCCTTGATCTGGTTCCACTTAGTTTCCCAGGCTGTTTTTATCAGTTCAAGCGTACTGGATATGAACACCTTAACCGCATCGATGGCATTATTTATTGTCTTTTTAATTGCTTCCCAGGCTTCGGCTGCAAACTTTTTGACTTCATCCCAATGCTGATACAGAAGAACTCCAGCCGTAATCAGCGCTGTTATAGCAATGATAACAAAACCGATCGGACTGGTAAGGAATGCAATAGCCGCACCTAAAGCAGTAGTAACCGTTGTTGCGATCGCACATACAGCATTCCAAGCCACTGTAGCTGCAGTCATGGCAATCTGAGCTGCGGTATCTGCTATCTTTGCTGCTGTATTGATAACAAACTGGGCCGCCTGCTGCACCAGGGCCGCTGTTCCTTGCGCCAGGTTTACTACAAAATCTTTGGCATACATAGCAACAATAGCGGCTGTCTCCAGCTTATCTGCTATAAGCGCTGCTGTATGTGTTGCAATAGCAGCCGCATTTGCTACAAAACCAGCTACCATTCCAGAAAGCATTGATACGACGCCACCAGCATTAATGATGAATTCACCAAGTTTTACAACTTCCCATGCCCCAAAGAAAGCAGCAACAACTCCAATAGCTCCGTCAAAGCGTGTCTGAGTTTCTGTTATCCAGTCCACAACTGAAGATATCGCTTCTGTAAATGCATCAAATACTGGCTTTGCAACAGTATCATAAGCTGTATTCAGGCCATCCCATATCTTATCAATTAATTCTTTCAGCTTATCAAATATAGGCTGCAGTTCGTCTAATAGCCCCTGTATCCGTTCTTTGATCTGACCAGCATTATCGGTTATAGGCTTTGTTATAACCTGCATCAGATCCCGGACAAATTTACTGCCTAATTTTGTAACTCCCATAAAGGAACTACTGAAAATACCTATTATATCAGCTGTGATCTGTTTCGCTGAGTCACTGCGAAATACAGTAAAGATCCCTGCAATGGAACTTGTGAAATTTCCAACTAATGTCGCAATCTCACCGCCAATATTAAACATCTGGATCAGATAATCTTTAATACGGTCCTTATTCTGTTCAAGATACCTGCTGATACCTCCCAGAAGATTATCTGCAATACTCGCACCGATGCTTGCAATGGAACCTGTAACCTGTCCTAATGACTGGGCCAGTGTATTGGCAAAACCTAAAGCCGCTGTCTGCACATCAGAATCAGTAAAAATATTCCCAAGGCTGTCTTTTATGGACTGGATGCTGCTTTGGATCGAATCAAATACAGATGTGTCGCCAAAAGCATCCCAAAAACCACTTGTAAAAGAATCTTTTAACTGGTTCAGCAGGCCAGCTATCTTCCGCAGCTTACCACTGACTATATCTTCCTGTTCCGGAAGTGTTCCCATATCAAAGTCATCTGCATTGTAGCCGCCTGCTCCACTACCGCCAGATCCGCTTCCGCTATCTGAACCACTATCCGGGTTTAAGATATTAAGCTCATCAATACCAGTGGTAGCCGTTTTGATATCCTTAGCAGCTTTCTTTGCAGCATTCCCAGCACCGGAAGCAGCCGTTCCAGCTTTATCTGCTGCGACAGCTACAGCTTCCATACCCGCTGCAGTTGCGGATGCTCCTGAATCTTTACCACCAGACATCAAGGCAAAAAAAGCTTTAAATGCATTCACCAGGCTGAGTATTTTACCAATGACTGCGTTGATCACCTGGATGACCGGGGATAATGCAGCTATAAGCCCCTGTCCTATGGTTGCCTTTAAGCTGTCAAACTGCAGCTGTAAGATACGGACCTGGTTCGCCCAGCCAGTGGATGTCCTGGAGAAGTCACCTGCTGCCGTTGTCAGCTGATCCTGTACAAACTTATACCGCAGGGCAACCTTTTCCATTTCCGACATCTTTGCTGTAGTCTTTCTGAAGCCATTTACCATAGCATAGCTGTCAAGAGCCGTCTGGGTCATAACAATGCCCAGGTCTTTCAAGCTTTCTGTTTCACCAGTGAATACAGACTTTAACTTCGTATATGCCTCATCCTGGCTGATGTTGTAGAAAGATGCCACATCTCCGGCAAGACCAGTAAGAATTGTGGACATGTCATATGCAGCCTTCTCACTGAAGCCAAATGCCTTTGCCATAGCTCCAAAAGTACCGGTAAACCGCTTTGCCATGGTCTCAGACAATCCAAACTGAGTGGCTGCATTCTGGGCAAACTTATCTACCTGTTTGCTCATCTGGGAAAATGTAACATCAACTACGTTCTGGACTTCTGCCAGATCAGAGCCTAATTCTATACAGGACTTTCCAAAGTCAAATACTTTTTTGACTGCAAAAGCAGCTGCAAGTGCTTTGCCAGCTTTTTTTGCCAGATTCTGTATCCCCAGCATCTGACTGTCAAACTCATTTTTATTTACTACCAGATCAAGCCCAATCTGGCCTACGCTGTCTGCTGCCATATATATCACCTGCCCTTTTCGTTAAGACAGGCACATCGGCACAGCGTCTTAGATCTTTAACTCAAATATTTTCCTGCATTCCTTATTTTTACATTTAAAAAAGATGCCCTTGCATTTGGCATCTTCTGACTTCATGGCATTGACCGGATGCCCGCAATACGGGCACCGGACTTTTTCATGCTTTACTTTTTCAATTTCAACCACCTCCGCATAATGCAGCGAACATCCTTTCCAGACCTTCCATTTCCCTGTCATAAGCCTCCGGAGTCATCTGCTCCATCTGATGTTTACGCCAGCTGTCATGGATTCTTCGCTGATCAGTGGTAAAATGTTTGATCACATTATCATCTGTTTCAGAACGTATCGCCACCACCCGTCCCAGGGGAGTTTCCGGTCCAAGTCCGACCAGCAGGGAACGGAACTCATCCCAGCTGACCGTTTCAAACTCTTTCGTCCTTATACGCAACCCGTACTGCGTCATGAAACTGGAAATGATCAGGTCCCAGTCTTCAAACAGGTCGTAGTACGGGTCAGCGCTCTCCCTGGCCTGTGATATCTCCTGTGATCAGCTTTATGGCCTCCTGAATGACAGTCATCCAATCTGGAACCAGCAGTTTCAACGAATCAATTACCTTTCTGGATTTTTCTGGAAATACCAGTTCGTATAATTCATTCATATTTTCTTCTGAAGTTCCACCATTTCTTGTAACATTAATTACTTTCATCATGGTAGGAGCATCTGCATTTACCTCCAGTTTTTCTCCATTGATCATCAGGCATGGATTCCCATCAAATGTAAGCTTATCTGTAATATCTACTACTTTTGCCATTGCTCATTGTCTCCTTTTACGCTGCCACTACCGGTGTATAGGTTGGTTTTCCATAACAAGTAACCTCAAACTCCAGGGCATCGATATTCGTTGTATCACCGCCTCCTGGGGTAGTCACATTTACTACTACATCACAAGCCAGCTTAGCCCCGGATGTCATGGTCCACTCAAACTTGGTCATTACATCCTGGCCAAATTTCCATGCAAGGCCTGCGATATAATCATTTCCGGCATCACCTACGGAACGCTTTCCCTTAAAAGCAAAGCTGAGTTTTTTGCCAGTCATAGCAGATTTGGCCCAGCCTTCTGCGTCCATGGCATACCATTCTTCTGTGGTACCGTCAATGGTTGGCGCAAAGTTCTCCAGATCCGCAGGCATTACCATATCGCCGTCCACGCTGTCCATACCCTTTGTACCAAATTTAAACACGTTATTGTGTACAGGATATACTTTTCCTCCTACTTCACTCATTACACATTCCTCACTTTCTTTGATAGATAATAGATGGCTCTTTCCTTCACACAGTCTGGTCCCGCGTCCTACCATCTGGCTGTAAAGGCTGCGCACCTTTGTTGGACGCAGCACGATCACACAATCAACGGACGGGCAGTCCCAGCCTTCCGTCAGCAGCATGGAATTGCACAGGACGTTGTATTCTCCTTTATCAAAGGCTTCCAGGACTTCTGCGCGGTCTTTGCTCTCACCATTGACTTCCGCAGCTTTAAATCCCTTTTCATTCAGGATCTCTTTGAACTTCTGGCTGGTCTTTACCAGTGGAAGGAACACGACCGTCTTTCGGTCCCTGCAGTATTTCATCATCTCGTCCGCGATCTGGTGCAGATACGGATCCAGGGCTGTTGCAATGTCACCGGCTTTAAAATCACCGGACTGGATGGATACCCCGGACAGATCCAGCTGCAGCGGGATCGTCATGGCCTTGATCGGGGATAGATAACCCTCCCGGATCGCTTTCGGAAGGGTATATTCATAAGCCAGGCTCTCAAAAAATTCTCCCAGGTTACGCATATCGCCACGGTCAGGCGTTGCAGTCACTCCCAGTACTTTTGCAGACGGGAAATGCTGCAGCACCTTCTGGTATCCGTCTGATATGCAGTGATGGGCCTCATCAATGATGATCACATTGAAATAATTCTCTGAAAACTGGGACAGGCGTTTTTCACGCTGCATGGACTGTACAGAGCCTACTGTGATCCGGAACCAGCTCCCCAGACAGGTCTGCTCTGCTTTTTCTGTCGCACATCCCAGGTTCGTGCTCTTCTTGATCTTATCCGCAGCCTGTTCCAGGAGCTCGCCCCGGTGCGCCAGGATCAGTACCCTGTATCCTTGACGCACACAGTCTTCTGCGACTTTTGCAAACACGATGGTCTTTCCGCAGCCGGTCGGCAGTACCAAAAGGGTCTTCAATGTACCCTTATCCCACTGCTCAAATACGGCTGCTTTCGCTTCTGCCTGATACGGTCTCAATTCCATTTAGAACACACCCGCCTTAAACTGCTTTGGTTCATACTCCAGATAACGGCTGACACGGTTATTCCTGCGCTTATTGCCGTTCTTGTCCACATATTCATTGATCATGACTTCCACCTTGCCGGTAGAGCATGGCACTTCATTCCAGTTAGGCCGCAGTGCTTCCCCTTTCTTCTTCTGTCCAATGCATAAGAAGAACTGGCTCAGTCTCCACTCTGCCTTTGAGTTCAGGTACAGGCTGTCAAATACATGGTGTTCCTTGCCGTCCTTATCCTTGATCAGAAGGTCCAGGTTCGCCATGTTACAGGGTGCCATCTTCTCGCTTCCTCCGAAATGGGCGCGTTCCATGGATGCCACTGTAAATTCATAAGTCCCTTCCGGAAGGGGCTCAAACTCAGTCCCTTCATTCTCGATCGCATCATCCCAGCCGATCTCTTTTCCTAAATCTGCCATTTCTTTCATCCTCCTCATTAATTAAATACTAAAGAATCCTTTTCTTTCATTTCCCTGATCGCCGCATACACCTGGTCCCAGGCACCTACCAGAACGCCGTCCACAAAGCCCGGATTGACCTCTTCATACATGTAAAGGGGCGTATCCACCGGTACATATCCCTTGGCTTCACATACGTTCTGTATATCCCATTCGCACACATCATTGGCGATCATCAGGTCCCGCAGTCTCTTTGGGAGACGTGGATCCAGTGCCGATCTTCCATCCGGCTTTACATCCCCTTTGCTGCCCTCCACAGGCGCAATGCCTTTCTTTTCTTCTGCAGGTTTTTCATTGCCCTTGTTACTACTGGCTGTCTCCGGATGTTTTACCGTTTCTACCGGTCTGACAGGTGGTGCTGGCTGTGTCTCCTGTATAGGGCCTGGCTGTTTTACCTCCTGCCTCTCCTCTGCCCGGGCTGCTCCCGGTTCCAGGATCTGCCGGATGCTCTCATATGTAAAAGGCACTTCATCCGGAAGGCTGTAGCGGTTCTTTGCGTCCCAGCAGCTGTGGTGGGTGGTATACATGACACGTTTTCCGCCCTGGGCTTTGTTTTTCCCCTTCTGGGCTCCCTGGCCGTCCACGTTCACCACCATGGTCTTATAATTCGCAAACAGTACCATGTCTGCCCACTCTTTTACCATGGGCGCTACGCCTTTACTCAGCTTCATCTCCCAGCGGTCATAAGCTCCCAGCTCATCCGGCTGTTCAAACTTGCGCATCTTTGCATGGGCTGTAAGGACCACGTTTACCCCCACCTTGATTACTTCTGTGAGCAGGTTTAAAAGACGCCCAAATTCTTCCTGGACATAGGTATACCCTTTTCCATATCCAAACTCCTCAATGCTGCTCTTGTGGTTCTTATCACATATCTGGGAAATGCAGAGCATCTCAGCCCAGTCCGCCGTATCAATGACCAGGGTCTTGCAGATATCCGGATGGTTCTTTACATACATGACCTGCTCCATGAGCATCATCCAGCTGCTTGGCTCTTTGGTACGCGCGATATCCATATCCCTGGTGGAACCTTCTGTATCAATGAACAGCGGATCCGGGAAGCAGGAAGCCAGCGTGGACTTCCCGATCCCTTCCGGACCGTAGATCACGGTCTTCTTTGCTCCCGGCTGTTTTCCTCTGATGATCTCCATTTAAAAAACACCTGCTTTCCATTCTTTCTTTTCTTCGGTGTGCGGCTGTCCTACCACATACCCGTCTTCGATGATAATGCTGCACTCGTCCCCCGTAGATACCCTGGTAGCGATCGCCTGGAGACCTTCTGCCTCCAGCCACTTTCCAAACTCCTGAAGGGTATGCAGGTCCATCTGTTCCAGCTTGTCCATGAGCACAAAGCCACAGTTTGGATTTAACCGGCGTACGATCGCGGTAGATACCTTAAGCTGTTCGGATCCGGACATGTTGTCCCATTTCTGACCATTGTAGACCAGTTCCCCATCCTCAACCGTCAGTCCTGGAAGCGGCAGATCTGCTTTCTTTAACAGTTCCAGCTTTTTATCCCGTACCTCCTGGATCTTTCCGGTCAGTGCATTGTACTGTTCCCGGTATCCCCTGGCATCTTCTTCTGCCTTGTCTTTGTCCAGGTTGGCCCGTACTTTCCGGTTGGTCTCTTCCACTTCTGCAATGTTTTGTTCCAGTTCTGCGGTAGACTCATCCTGCAGGTTCTCACTGGTCGACCGGGCGATCTTAAGATCCGCTTCCAGCTCTGCCTGCTTCCTTAAAAGCTCCTGGATCTGATCCGTGACACGCTGCATCTCCTGCTCCAGCTGGTGGCGTCTTTCACGCTTTCTCTGGTTTTCCCCGTTCTATGCCAGGATCTCCTGCTGTTTGCGGATCAGTTCCGCTGCTGAGACTGGGACTGTTGGGACATCCGGATAATAAGGCTGTTCTTTTGCATACTTCTCTTTCTGGTCTGCCGTGCGCCCCACATAGGTACGCTCACTGTAAAGTTCCTTTTCTTCCTTTTCCAACTGGGACAGCTGGTCTCCCACACCGATGATGTTTAACAGGATACCTGCCTTTTCCCTGTCAGAAGCCTCCATAAATTTCGGAAGATCCAGTGCCAGCTGTTCCACAAACTCATTCAAAAGCTGCTGCCCGGCCTTCTGTCCCTGTGGATCTGTTACCTTTAACGTGCTGTTCTTACCCTTGCGTTCCACTACCAGACCATTGCTCATGACTATATGAAGGTTTGGCGGGATCACGGAGCCTTCCCTCTGAGCCTGGGACGGACGGTATTTGTCCCCGCCTAAAGCCCAGGCGATCGCATCCAGGACAGAAGTCTTGCCCTGGTTGTTGTTTCCACCAATGATCGTAAGCCCATTTGCTGTCGGTTCGATCTTTACTGCCTTTACACGCTTGACGTTCTCAATCTCAAGCTTGTTAATTTTCATTGCCATCTTGCAATTCTCCTTCTCCCTCCGTATAATGAGGGTGTAAAATGTTTTTGTTACCGGACCTTCCGCAGTTGCCGCTGCCTGGGTCCTTTTTTATGTAGCCTCTGCATGCCTGTAAGCGGCTTCTCTCCATGCACCGGTTCTTCCTGATGCAGGTACCGCACTAGTCATCACAGCACCTGGACCGCAAGCGCAGCCCCAAGCATCATGAAGACTATCACCCACATGCCACCGGCTATAAATGTCTCCGTGATGCCTACCCAGTCCACAGTTTTCTTCTTTGGCCTGGTTGCCTGCACTGCCACATAGGACAGCTCCATGTCTGTCTGACCGTCATAGTTCTTGATCTTTGCCATTACTTCTACCTCCCTTCTATCCCCTGATCATTGCCCGGGACTCTGCCTCTATCTGACGCAGTCTCCACTTTTCAAACTCTTCTGTATCAAATATGATTGGGCTATTTTTCTTCATCGGGTTCATTTTTCCAGCAAACCTCTGCGTTGGAAGTCGATAGGCCCTCTGTAGATATTCTTCTGGGAACCCCATTTCCTTTACCAGCTCAGTGAGCTTCATTACTTTTTTCGGATACTGCATATGTCTCTCACCTCCTACTCCAACAACTTCTCAATGGGTACTCCTAAATAATCAACTCTTTGTTGCCTTTCCGTTTTCTCCGTCCTATACTGTACTCACAGGCCCCGCCAGAGCCGAGTACAGAAGAAAGGAGAACTTGTTATGTTTTACGATTTTTGCATTACAGATAATCAAAAAATTGTTTATAAAGCTCTCATTGAATTGTCTAAAACCAGTCATTTCATTGCTATTCAAGAACTTGATTATCTTGGTATTCCGCGTTCAGAACTTTCAGAAATACTTTTATATTTTGAAAAAAAAGGGCTTTTTAATAATGTCCAACATCTTAGCAATGCGTATCCAACTCTTTTTTCGCTTTAATTACTTCTAATGCATGAGCTTTATTTTTCTCATATTGGGCTTTTAATTCTTTCAAATCGCTTTCTTCTACATAGCGTTCGGATAAATTAAAAGCTCCACTGTATCCCGGAAACGTATAAGCATACTTTACCGGTTCCGGGAATTCTTTCGCTCCAATAGCTTTCAACCATTCAGCCTTATCTACATTTTGCACCTCTCTCACCCCCTTTCTTCCAACAGCTTCTCAATGGGTACTACTAGATAGTCCTAAACTTCCATTAAAGGCAGAACATCATGCTGCTTTAACAGATCATACAAGAACAAACGCCCCTTCTGCGTCCAATAGGAATGTTCTTTAGAATGCTGAATGCCTTCCGAATCTGAAAAATTATGTGTCTTTGTCTTCAAATAACCATTTCCCTGATACTTCGCATACAGCACCCAAACATCTCCCTGCTTGAACTGGATACCCAGTTTATGAAGAATTGCATTAAATTTCTTTGCAGACATTCCATAGTCCTTAGCGATTACAGTGGTAGCAATCAGATCTTTACACTGTAAGATCATGTCATAATAAGAGGCCTTGGGCTGCAACTCCTCAATGACCTTCTGCTGTTCTTCAACCTGACCACCAAGAAACTGGCAACGATCTTTCAAACTATTAATAGTCTGATTGGCCATTCGCAACGCTCTGGCAAATACCTGCTCCGGTGTGTTCCATGCTTTTTCCAATTCCAGGAAATACTCACGGTACTGTTTACCTTTTTCATTGCGCTGGATCATGCAGATCTGCTTCGCCATATCTACTGAAATCTGGTAGTCTGTAATCTCTCTTCTTACTTCGCGGTTGCCTTCCATTTGAACCCGCTCATTTTTGAGCATGTTGAAATCTTTACCTGCTTCAAATCCATACTCTATCATTCTTGGAAACCAGTCCTTAAATGCAGTTTTAATCTCTAACCCTTCGTGCAAGTCTCTCGCTGACACAGTCGGCTCACCTGCGCTGTATGTAACCTTAATTAACTCATTCATGTTATTCACCCTTTCCTGTAAAGATTTTTCTCAGTTCAACTGCTTCCTTGCTATTCTGGAGAATGCTCTCCTTAAATACATTGCTGTCTGTTGCTACCAGCTGAATGAGCATTGCTGCTTTTTGCAAACCTTCCTGTTTGCCTCTCTCGTATCCCATGCGGTATGCTTCCCGCTCCGGGGCATTCATAAATTTGTAGTGCATAGAGTATCCGCTCGAATTGTAGCTTTATAAGTTACTCTTTAGCAAAAAAAATTGCGGTTGGATCCTCAATATGAAGCTCATCTATCATAATTTGAATCTCATCGCTCCCAAAAATACCAATTTTCATTTTTTCATAAAATGTTTTAGGAGTTACCCCAATTTTTAAAGCTACATCCGACTGGGAAAGACCATTTTTAGCAATAATTCCCCTTAATTCGTCTGTTCTTATCATCGCATATCACCTTCTTGGTAACTTTGTAAGATACTCATATCATATCACATTTTCGTAACTTGTCAAGATATTTTTCATTGCTTTTATAACATTTTTGTGCTATTATTAAGTTACTTTAAAGGAGGAATTCAAATGACGGTCGGTGAGCGATTAAAACAATTACGTGAAAAATCAGGTATGAGTCAAGTTGACTTTGCAGCTAAACTTAATGTATCAAAACAGAATCTTTATAAATATGAAAATGATATTATAACTAATATACCCTCTGACAAAATAGAAGACGCTGCTAAATTATTGCATGTTTCTCCTGCTTATATAATGGGGTGGACTCAATGTAAAACACTCCCCTCTGAAAACAAGAATTTTAATGACAAACCTACTACAGATGCAGATTTAGCTATTATCCAGCGCGAAAGAAACAAAATGTCAGATCGAGAAAAAACAAAACTAATGAATATATTAAAAGCTAATTTTGATGATTATAATTGGGAGGACGATGATTCTGGAGATATCGAATAGTCGTAGAGCTGAAATCAAGAGTTACGTGATTTCTGTTCTTGAAAACTACGGAAAACCATTTGTTCCAGTTAAAATAGGGGCTCTTATACGTTCCATGCACAATATTAAATTAATCACGTATAGTAGTCAGATACGTAAATTTCATATAACATATGAAGAATTAATTATTGATGCTGAAACAAAGGATTCTTATGCTGTTCGGAACAGAAAACAAATGCGCTATTGTATTTATTATAATGATATCGAACCTAATATTGTCAATTCCAATCGAGTCCGTTGGAATTTAGCACATGAATTAGGGCACATTATTCTTGGACATCATGCTTTTTGCAAAAGTGATAAGCTTTTTCGCAGTGGGTTAGCTGCTAATACTTACAACTATGTAGAAGCTGAAGCTGATTATTTTGCCCAACTAATTCTAGTACCTCATGTTGTACTGTATGCATTCAAAATTACAACAGCAAAACAGCTGAAAGAACTTTGTCAAATATCTAACCCTGCTGCTATCAGACGCTTTCGTGCTTATCAGCAATGGGAAAAACACATAAATGGAAATGATATTTACGATAGGCCTTTATTCCATTACTACTACAATTTTATTTATAAAAAGCATTGCCGAACTTGTGATGCATATATGGTTCAAGGCAAAGGAAACTATTGTCCGATTTGCGGAAATAAAACTTTACAATGGGGAGACGGAAAAATGAAATATACAACAAAAATAGTTTTAGACCAAAATAGTAAAGCCGTTCGATGCCCGGTTTGTGACAATGAGGAAATTTCTCCCGTTGGAAATTATTGTCACATTTGCGGCACTTTTCTTGTTAATCAATGTACCAATATTGGTAATACATATGGATACTGTGGTGAATTGGCTGCTGCAAATGCTCGTTACTGCGTTCATTGTGGTGCAGAAACTACATTTTTCAAAAATCACTTACTCAATGCCTGGGATCAATTAACCCCTAATAATTTTTTAAATATTCCAGATGATGTTTTAGACACTCCTAATAACACAACTAACAGTTTTGATAAAGATGACGATCTACCATTTAATTAATATATTATGAAATTGGCAAGGGAAATATAAAAAGAGCCCCTGATTAGGACTCTTGGCGCATAATCGTTATAGTAATTGGTTTTAAAGTATCCACGATCCCACCACATGGATCCGGAGCTGCATTTACAGGATGCATATCCCATAAATAGTCTCCAAGATACTCCAGCAATGTAGCAAGGTCTTCCTTGGTATAGCTGCCACTTATCTGGTGGCCGTCTCGATCAGTAAATGAAAACCTTGCTTCCAAGTTACCTGCTGTATGCTTATTCATTAAAAGCACCACCTTTCGAGGAAAATGACATGAGAACCTTTCATACTTATCATGATATATATTTATATATCGAACCGCTCACGGATGATGAACCTGACTCACGCACCCGACATCAAATTTCCAACTGTTTTTGTTTTTTAGAAGATTATCTTAATCTTACCACTAACCAATATATGCGTGTCAAGGATAACAGGGAAAAAATATCTTCCCTTTCAGAACATACATGGGAACTTCATGATACATTAAATATTATGTTTGGAGATTTGCATTTTTTACTTATTGCCATTGATAAAGCCTACTGTTAGATCAGCTTTCACGAATTTTGGGATATCAGAAAGAACTTATTGAATTAAGGCTGAAATAATAGCAACTTGTAAGAATTACTTACAAGTTCAACTGTTCGGAAATTCCGAACAGTTAATAAAACCATTCTGGTGATTTCACCAAATTAATTTTTACTCAAACCTGCCAAGATAATTTCGAAAATTTTCTATTATTGATTATTGACATTTTTACTGTTTTGGGGTAAATTGATGGTACCACATATGTGGTGCAAAAGAACTATTCATTACTTCGGTAATGTATCAACTCGAAAGTATACCCCTAGCAGTAATCCTCCCACCATAAGGGATGTGATGATGCTAGGGGTATTTTTTATTCAAGGGAGAAAATCTATGATTAAAACTGCAATATTAATTGATGGCGCTTTTTACCGTAAGCGAGCTTACCATATATACGGAGATAAAACTCCAGCTGAACGTGCTAAAGAATTGTCTACATACTGTCATCGCCATATCGTAGAGGAAAAAGAAGGAGCTTCTCTGTACCGCGTGTTTTACTATGACTGCCCTCCAAGTTCCAAAAATATATATCATCCGTTGTTAAAACGTGCCATTAATCTTGGAAATACGCCAGATTATACATGGGCCACTGAATTTTTCAATGAGTTAAAACATCAGAGAAAATTTGCTCTTCGTCTAGGACGTCTTGCCGAAGAACAAGCCCTATTTAACCTCAAGCCAGAAACTACCAAAAAATTGCTTTCCGGCAAAATTACTGTTGAGCAATTAACTGAGAAAGATTTTTCCCTTTCCATTTCACAAAAGGGAGTTGATATGCGTATTGGCGTTGACATATCCTCTTTGGCATTTAAAAAACAGGTTGATCGCATTATCCTGATTTCTGGAGATAGCGACTTTGTTCCAGCGGCTAAGCAAGCTCGCCGAGAAGGAATCGACTTTATTTTAGATCCAATGCGTTCCCCAATTAAAGAAGATCTATATGAACACATTGATGGTATTCGTACGAAAGCTCCAAAATTAACAGCTGCAACTAATAGCGAAAATTCACCTCAATAATACTATTACAAAGTAAAAGACCGCTCCTGCGCCAACAGGAACGGCTTTACATAGATTTTCTCTTACCAGATTGCTCCGGAAGATATAGTTTTAAACGCAAATAAATTATATCATTCCTGAAGCACTCTGGCAAGGGTGCCTTTTTTGTACCCATTTTTCAATAACAGGAGGATATACTTTATGGCAAAAGCAAAATATACACCCGGTAAAGACGGCCGCTTCCAGACCAAAGTATGGGACGGGACCTATAACCCAGACGGTCGCAAACACTACATACCTATCTATTCCACCAAATCCAGCGGCGACCTGGAGAAAAAGGTAAATGCGATGAAAGCAACCGTTGCTGATCGCAAATATGTTACACCAACAGACGAAACCTTTTTAACCTATGCCAGGAGCTGGCTAAAGGTATATAAAAAGGTCCGGCAGCTTAACACCCAGCGCATGTATGAGAACATCATAGAAAAACATTTAATCATCCTGGACGGTATCCGCCTGCAGGACCTGCGTAAGATCCATTTCCAGTCAGTTATCAACAACGCACTGAAAATGCCAAGGACTTGTCAACAAATCGCCCTGACTTTTCAACAAATAGTGAAAAGTGCGATTCAGGATAAGAAACTTCCAGAAGGATCCTACCGTGATATATGTACTGGTATTGATATTCCTAAGTACAAGCCCGATGAAAAAAGGCCTTTAACTCCGGAAGAAAAGGCAGCTATTAAGGTTGCAGATTTTACTCCCAGGGAAAAGGCCTTTGTTCTCCTGATCTACGCTACCGGTCTTCGGCGTGGGGAAGCTTTGGCCCAGACCAAGTTTACAATTAATCTAAAAAAACGTGAATTGTACGTAAACGAGGCTGTAGCCTTTGACAAGAACACACCCTATATAAAGTGTACTAAGAACGAAAGAAAGCGTCCTGTGCCCCTTCCAGGCTATCTGGTGGACTATCTGGACCAATATATGCGTACAGTGCCGGGAACATACCTTTTTGGCAAGCTGAACGGTGAGATCATGACCAAAAGCTCATATGACAAAATGTGGAAGTCGATCACCACCAAGATCAACTTAGCTGCAGGCGGCAGTGAAGATCTGCAGGTTATCTTTAATCTGACAGCTCATGTCTTCCGACACAACTACTGCACAAACCTCTGCTACCAGATCCCAGCTATAAGTATTAAAAAGATTGCTGCACTCATGGGTGATACAGAAAAAATGGTAATTGAAGTCTATAACCACATTATGGAGGAAAAAGAAAATCCAGCGAACGTGGTAGAAAACGCTGTTGCGCTCTAGGTTTTCAGGGATATTTTTTGAAGATATTTTGAAGATGAAATGAAGATATTTTGCCTCTGAAGACGGCTTTAAGACAAATAAAACCACCTATTTGGGGTTACTTTTGACTACCGTGAAATAGATGCAAAAACGGCGAAAAACCTTGATTTTACAAGGCTTTCCGCCACTTTTCAAAGATGAGCGTGCGGGGATTCGAACCCCGGACAACTTGATTAAAAGTCAAGTGCTCTACCGACTGAGCTACACGCCCTTATTAAATTACTTAAATGCCCAAAGTCGGAATCGAACCAACGACACGAGGATTTTCAGTCCTCTGCTCTACCAACTGAGCTATCTGGGCTTTTTCCTTATGCCTAAGGCATAAAAATTGCGGGGGCAGGATTTGAACCTACGACCTTCGGGTTATGAGCCCGACGAGCTTCCAGACTGCTCCACCCCGCGTTACCTAAATTATTATAAATACTTACTTTCAATTTGTCAATAAGTATTTAACTGGGCGAAGGTGGATTCGAACCACCGAAGGCAGTGCCAGCAGATTTACAGTCTGTCCCCTTTGGCCACTCGGGAATT